ATCAGCACAACACGGACGACGGGAGGCTTGGCGTTGGCGTCATTTGATGACGCTTTCCGCTTCGCCAAGATGGTGGCGGCGTCAGAGTTCGCCCCCAAGGACTTCAAGGGCAAGCCCGAGTCTTGCATGTTGGCAATCCAGCACGGCAGCGAAGTCGGACTCTCGCCGATGCAGTCGCTCCAGAGCATCGCGGTGATCAACGGCAGGCCGACGATTTGGGGCGATGCTGCCCTGGCCTTGGTGCAGTCCTCGCCGGTCTGCGAGTACGTCAAGGAGTATTTTGAGGGCGAAGGAAAGACGTTCACGGCTGTCTGCGAGGCGAAGCGGCGTGGCTACCCGTCGCCAACTGTCAGCAGGTTTTCGGTGGCTGACGCCGAAAAGGCTGGCTTGCTCGGCAAGAGCGGCCCGTGGAGCCAATATCGTGACCGAATGTTACAGCTGCGTGCTCGTGGCTTCGCCTTGCGTAACGCCTTCGCAGACGCCCTGCGGGGATTAATCACGGCAGAAGAGGCTCAGGACTACACGCACAACGTCGTGTCAGAAACGCCACGCCAGCCCGTGGAGATCCGGCCCAAGTTTGACGACCGTCCCGCCGGTGGCGTCATCAAGCTCAAGGCTTCGCCTGCCGAGCCGCAGGAGTTCTCTCCCGTCGAAAAGGCTCGCCTTGCTGTGAGCCGTGCGGCAACGCTTGAGCGGTGCGATGCACTCAGGAAGACGACGAGCGAGCGTCTCTCTGACGGCACGTTCACCCAGGCCGAGCACGACGAGATTGTGGGTCTGCTGGTCACGAAGGCTGAGATGCTGATTGGATCGGAGGTGCCAGCATGAGCACGTACCGACGCGACTTTGAGACCTTTGAGGAAGCCAAGGCACGCCTTGCCCGTGAAGACCAGGCCGAGCCGCTGATGGTTGAGACCGACATCGGCAAGGTGCTGGGAGATCCAATGATTCCACCGCTTGTAATCAAGCCTGGAAGGATGAACGCGAGCCTTGCTTACAGGCGCGGGCGTGAGGACGAATACAGCGACAGGATGCGAGCGAAATACGGCGGCGAGTGGTAGACGAATTTGCGACCGGCACGCCATTGCCGCAGCTGCTACGCATCGGAGCCGCATTGGCCGCCATAGCACTCAAGAGGCGCGTATCAGTGCAGCTGCGGCTGGTGCTTTCTCTTCATCGGTGACGCAGTCGCGCCGGGCGTAACCCGGCAAATACACGGACGACGAAAGGACTCACGGAATGAGACCGCACTACATCACGCCCGACATCGAGGACACGCTGCCGCTGTTTCGTCGCACCGATCCGGTGACGAGCAAGGCCGCAGCCGCAAGCGTCAAGGCATTCGCAGGCGAGCACCACGCGGCGATCCTCGAGGCGCTGTCGCATGGGCCGGCAGGGGCGTCAGGCATTGCTGCTCGATGTGGGCTGCTAGGGCATCAAGTCAACAAGCGACTCGCGGAGCTTGCCAAGGCTGGCAGGATCGTGGAGACGGGACGGCTGGTGGCGAGTAGCAGTGGACGTGGTGAGAGGGAATGGACACGAAAGGAAATCAACAATGACTGTGGCTGAATTGCTGAAGAACCATCCGGCGGCTAATGCTTGGCCGATGATGGATGACCAACGCTACGAAGAACTGCGATCCGACATTGAGATGAACGGCCAGCGCGAGTCCATTACGCTGTGCGACGGGATGATCCTTGACGGACGCAACCGATACCGCGCGTGCGTTGAACTGAATATCCAGCCGCTCACGCGTGACTATGTTGGCGACCCGTGGGCGTTTTCGTGGTCCATGAACGGCGCTCGCCGGGACATTGAAGATCAGACAGTCCGCGCGTTGTGCTTCAAACGGTGCGAGGACGGCTCTGCGAAGTGGGCGAAGCGGCTGGCGAAGATCGCGGAGGAAGGCAATCGCAAGCGGGCCGACGCGAGTAAGGGGAACACGAACGCAGCCAAAAAGAAGGACGATTCGGTCGCATCTCACGATGACATGCGACCGAAAAAGAGCGGCAAGAATGTTGCCCTTCCACAACGCGCCGCCGAGGCGAAGGTATCGCCAGCCACGATGGCGCGCGCTGACCAAATCGCCAGGCGACCAGACCTTGAAAAGAAGGTTGTCGATGGTGATATGAAGCCAGCTGAGGCGCTTCGCGAGATTCGCAGAGAGAAGCGTCGCAAGGAACTTGAGAAAGCCGCTGAGGCTGCGAAGGCAAGCCACTCGTCAGACCGCCCGTCGTGGTCGCTGCTGAACATGGACGTTCTTGACGGTTTGGAAGCTGTCCGAGACGAGCACGGCCCGGCGCGGCTCATCTTTACTGACCCGCCATACAACATCGGCATTGACTACGGCGATGGCGAGAATGCTGACTTACTGACGCCCCAGGCGTACATGAAGTGGGTGCGTCAATGGTTCAGCCTGTGCTGGGACTGCCTCACAGACGACGGCTCGCTGTGGGTGATGATTGGCGACGAGTACGCCGCTGAGTACGCCGTCGAACTCAAGGCCACGGGGTACACGGTTCGCTCGTGGATCAAGTGGTACGAGACGTTCGGAGTGAACTGCTCGAACAAATTTAACCGTACCAGTCGGCACATTTTCTATGCCGTCAAAGACCCTGCGGAGTTCGTGTTCAATCCCGAGGCAGTGACTCGCCCCAGCGACAGGCAGACGAAGTACGGCGATAGCCGCGCGTCAGCCGGCGGGAAGATTTGGGATGACGTGTGGCAGATCCCGCGGCTGACCGGCACCTGTTCCGAGCGGATCCCTGACTTCCCGACGCAGCTGCCGTTGGCCCTGGTCGAACCGATCGTGCTTTGCGCTTCAATGCCCGGCGATCTTGTAGTTGATCCATTCAACGGAAGCGGAACAACTGGCGTTGCCTCTATTCGCAATGGCAGGAAGTACGTCGGCATTGAGAAGAGCGAGAAGTTCGCGGACATGGCGACCATGCGATTGGAGGCGACATGACTTTTAAAGAGCTAAAGCTTTGTATGGCTATCCATAAAGCGAACCTTCACAAAGGCGATCGACCCAGAACTCAGGATAGAAATCAAGCCGTCGAGGCGGTTTTTTCGGCTTGGTTGTCGCTGTTCAATGACAGCCTTTTCCCGTGGTCAACAGATGACGTCATTCACTGGATGGGTTCATACCGTCGCAGGCGAGAAAACGTGCTCAAGGTAAAGACTGCGCTGGCCCACGGCTGTCGGTGCTATTTCGAGAATCGAGACAAAGGCCCATGCAGCAAAGACGCCGAATGGGGGCATATCGTGGCCCGAACGAACGGTGGTGCTGACACGGTCGCCAACACTCAGATTGAGTGCCGTGCTCACAACAACCAGCGGCGTGAAATGTCTATCGAGGACTATCTCAAGAGCAGCATGACGACCGACTTGCAACCTGTGCTTGTTTAGGGGAGTGCCACGGATGGCCGGTGAATGGATCGCCTACGACCTGGCACTGCCGCAAAAACCGGAGGTGCAGGAATTGATTGACACGACGGGCCTGCCTGTACAGGAAGTCGTGTTCAATCTCCTGCAACTCTGGGGCTGGGCGTCCATGCACTGTGCTGACGGCACGGCCCGCATGACGCTGCCACGGCTTGTCAGGACGTGCGGCGCGACAGAGGACTTTTGGAAGGCGGTTGCCAGCGTCGGATGGCTGGATATTGACGAGACGGTCGCTACCGTTGCTGTCCCCGGATGGGATCGCCGGTTCAGCCAGGCGGCCAAGTCGAGGATTCAGCACCGAGACAGGGCAGCCGAGCAGAACGACCGGGAACCAGACCGGCGAAGGCGGTCAGGACCTGCCTGCGCTGACGCGCAGGCATTGCCTGCGCCGAAGCGCAGTAGAGGAGATGAGATAAGAGAAGAATATCGTCATCATCATCCGCGAGACGCATGGGAATCATTCCGAGCAGCATGGAACGCCGGCAAGGGCAGGAAGTGGACGCCGTCCACGCCGCCTGACGGCTGGGATGACCGCCTTGCCGAGGCTGGGTGGCTGGAAGTCGCCACCGAGGCTGTCGGGCGTATTGGCGAGTGCCGGTACTTCAAGACGCCGATGACGCTGATTCAGTTCGTGAAGCCCGGCTGGGCTCACAAGGTGCTCGGCGGCTCGTTTGACGAGCAGAAGGCGTCGCCACGAGCAGGGACTAGGGATTTTGCTGACGCAGCACCTCCACCCAAGGAATGGGTAGGGGAAGCCGCCGAGGCGCTTGCACGTACCCGTAGAAAGATTCAAGCCAGCAAGGAGGCACTCGCATGACCACAGCAACAGAACGCCAGCCACTAACGCCCAGACAGCAGGACGTCCTCAACTGGATTTCCGGCTACATCGACGTCCACGGGTACAGCCCAACGATTCGCCAGATCGGCCACGCATTTGAGTGGACGACCAACGGCGTCATGTGCCACTTGCGGCCCATGCGGCGTAAGGGCTGGATCACTTGGCAGGACGGCGAGGCTCGCACCATCCGCGTGATTGGCGGTGACGCATGAGCTTCGTCCACCTTCCGCCACCATCAGATGTCGTGCAGGCGCTCATGGATCGTGCGTGGGACGACGACGTCAGCGACGACGACCGGCTTCTGCTTGAGATGGCTGCGAAGACGCTGGAAGTCACGCTTGACCGTTGCATCAGGCTGGCAAGCGTGATTGAGAAGACGGAGGTGGGGCTGTGAGCACCGAAAACCTCGCCATGCTCGCCGTTGGACAGATCATCGCTGCGGGAATGTTTTCCCTCGGCGTGTTGGTTGGAAGTTCTCTACGAAAGGATGCAAAGGATGACAGCAACGAAGGAACGAAAGAAGAAAGCGAGTGGCATAAGCCTCGCGGCGTCGGAGTTGAAGGCGGCGCTTTCAGCCGTAGGCCAGGCTGTGCCAAGCCGCTCGCCAAGGCCGATCTACCAGAGCGTGCTCCTATCGGGCGCGGTTCTGTCTGGGAGTGATGGAGATATTCGTATTGACGTCACGTTGGAAAACACGCCCCCCGGTATCAGTTTGCTTTTGCCGAAGGACAGGCTTTCCGCCATCCTTGGCAGTTTCACTGGCGACGAGATCACGATCACGCCTGACGACACGTCGTGCGTCATCAAGGCCGGCAGGGGCGAATGGACGCTGCCAACGGAGGACGCTGGCGAGTATCCAGCGTGGAACGTGGACGGTGCGAAACCTGTCACGCGGCTTCCTGTTGACCAGTTCTGCCGTGCCGTGAAAGGCGTGGTCTTCGCGGTTGACGACGAGTCCAGCCGCTACGCTCTCGGTGCGGTGCTTGTGGAAGTCAAAGGCGAGGTTGTCACATTTGTTGCCACAGACGGGCGCAGGCTCTCCTGCGTGAACTGCGAGCACGACCTTGCGGTTGACGACTCGCAGACGCTTGTGCCGGCTCGTGCGATGGCGATCATCGCACGTCTTGCAGCTGGGTGCAGTGACGCCAGCGTGCAGCTTGAGGCAACGAAAAACGAGATCGTCGCCACTGTTGGTAACGCTACCGTCACGGCTCGTCTGCTTGACGGTCGCTACCCTCGGTGGCGTGACACGCTGCCGGAACGTGACGCCAAGGCCACGACGGTCAGCCGTGCGGATCTGCTGGCTGCTACTCGAGCGGCTGCCATCGTTACCAGCGAGGAAAGCAAGGGCGTGCAATTTGTGTTTTCCGGCGACGGCATCTGTCTGCACGGGCAGTCTGCCGAGAAAGGCGAAAGCAGTGTCACCTGCGACGTCGTGGAAGCCGGCGACAAGGCGACGGTCAAACTTGACCCTTTGTTCGTCCAGCAGTGGCTGGGCGGAATCGAC